GCAAGTGCTGGTTCATATCAAGCTGCAAGTGCTGACCTATTCGATATCGTAAAAGGACAACTACTTGATGAAGGATTAAGTGAAGAAGAGATTAAAGACATCATGTTAACTCTAACACCTGATGAGATTATGAGTGAGATGGCTGTAAATCCTAATATTGCTGCGATGGATGCTAAGAACAAAGCAGACATGATTGCAAGAGCTCAAGCGAACAAAGTACCAGATAAGGTAAAAGAGGCTTCAAAGAGACAAATGAAAGCAGGCACTTCTAGAGAAGATAAGAATAATCCTTATACCACTCAAGATAAAAAGACTATTATTGATTACAACAAGAATAAGTAAGACAGTTGACAAAGCTGCACAAGAGGGCTTCCAAGCCCTCTTTTTTTGTGTATAATTGATATATAGAAACAAGATACAACAATGTTCCAACCAATCGTGAAAAAATCTGAATTGATTACAGACCTACAAAATCTATATGGGTCAAAAATTACTACTGCTGATGTCAAAGGATATTGTGCATCTCATGGTTACAGGTATTACACTATCACTCGTTATCTAAAAGACTTTAGAAATGGTCGTGGTAAGTGGAATCTAAAAGTAACTGCAAAGAAAGTTGCTCAAATTGAAAAATCATTTGAAGCGCCTGCTGCATTACCTTCAACACAACAATCCCTTATCCCTACTAAAGATGATACTTTCGTCCAGTTTGGTAGTTTTCAAGACGTTAAAAAGATTATTCAGTCTCGTCTTTTTTATCCTACTTTTATCACTGGTCTCTCTGGAAATGGTAAAACATTTTCTGTAGAACAGGCCTGTGCATCTCTCAAGAGAGAACTTATTCGTGTAAACATTACTATTGAAACAGATGAAGATGACCTCATTGGTGGATTCCGTCTACTCAACGGCCAAACTGTTTGGCATAATGGCCCGATCATCGAGGCCTTGGAGCGCGGCTCGATTCTATTGCTTGACGAAATTGACTTGGCTTCCAACAAGATTCTTTGCCTTCAATCAATCCTCGAAGGAAAAGGAGTCTTCCTCAAGAAGATTGGAAGATATGTAAAACCAGCGCCAGGATTCAATGTGATTGCAACTGCAAATACAAAGGGTAAAGGTTCTGAGGATGGTAGATTCATCGGTACTAACGTATTGAACGAAGCATTCCTTGAGAGATTTGCCTTGACATTCGAGCAAGAGTATCCTACTGTTGCTACAGAGACAAAGATTCTTGAGAAAGCATCAGCATCACTTGCTGTTCTTGACAAAGAGTTCTGTTCTCATCTCGCAAACTGGGCAGACATCATCCGTAGAACATTCAACGATGGTGGTGTTGATGAAGTTATCTCAACACGTAGACTTGTACACATTGTTAGAGCATTTGCTATCTGGCATGATCGTATGAAAGCAATCAAAGTTTGCACCAATCGTTTTGATGACGAGACAAAGCAATCATTCTTAGAATTATATGATAAGATAGATGCAGATGTAGTTCCTAACGAGGTAAAAGATGAGCAAACCGTTTGATGGTTATCTTGGACACATCCTCCGTCTCAAAGACGGTAGGAGTGTTCGCATCATAGGGGATGGGGGCAGTGAATGGTCAGCAACACATAAAATAAATGTTGTTGACCTTGACGGAAATGAATTTCAATGCTATCATAGTGACATAGATCATGTCTGGAGTGAGAATTGAAATACAATGAACAAGAGATCTTGAAACAGATCTCAGAGTATATCTCTAGCACCTACGGTGCACACTACAGTAAACATGGAATCCAAACATTGGATCTCATTGATTCTGTTGGTGATGCTGAAGCATTCTGTAGGTCTAACATTTTGAAATATGCTTCGAGGTATGATAGAAAGGGAACAGCAAGAAAAGATCTATTCAAAATAGTTCACTATGCAGTTCTCCTTCTACACTTTAGTGATAAGTCTGCTAGAGCAGCAGAGTTAAACGCTAATACACCTACAACCTTTTCAGTAGATTATGACAAATGAGTAAAGTAACACTATCTAAAAAAACATTAGACGTTCTATCAAACTTTTCGACTATCAATTCATCAATTGTATTTCGTCAAGGTTCAACAGTTAGAACCATATCTAACGCAGAAAATATTCTAGCAAAATTTACAGGTGAGGAAGTATTTCCTACTGACTTTGCAATCTATGATTTGAGTCAGTTCTTGATGGGTATATCTTTGTTCAATGATCCACAGTTAGAGTTTACAAGTAAAGATTTTGTAAACATCAAAGGTGGTCGTCAATGTGCAAAGTATTATTTTTCTGATCCTGAGATCACATTAAAGAGTGCACCAGAAAAGAATGTAAAATTTCCTGGTTCTGATATAGAATTCTCTCTTACTGTTGAGGATCTAACCAATCTTAAAAAAGCATCTTCAGTTTATAGTTTACCTGATCTAACTTTCTATTCAGAGGAAGGATCAGATGTTATTAAATTGATTCTTAGAGACAAAGAAAATGATACCAGTAATACTTACGATCTCTCTGTCAAGGGTACTGCTACTGGCACCTTTTCTCTTGACCTTAAGATTGAGAACATTCGTGTTCTACCAAGTGACTATGTTGTCAAAGTATCTCAACACTTGATCTCTGAGTGGACAAGTCAAGATGCAGATCTCAAATATTACATTGCCCTTGAACCCGCATGATATTACATAAAATTTTTTATGTTCCTATATTTACTTTTAGATTTGATAAGCATGAAACCTATGACTTTTCTGACATTGCAAGACAGGGAAGAATAGATAGTCGTCCTAAAGGATGGACAACATCTGTCAATTCTACATATCCTTTTATTACTGACAACGATAGATTAGTATCTCCTGATGTCAGAGATAATTTGATAAAAGATTTATCTGAACAAATTAAAAAACTTTTTATGTCGAATGGTATACCAGATAAGTTTGTTGTTAATAATTTCTGGTATAATGTATATCATGAGAATCAGGGGCAAGAACCACATACACACTTGACAGGTTGTATGGAAAAAACACCGTACTGGTGTGGTATCTATTATAATAAAGGTGCTACACCTACAACGTTTTTCCGTCCAGATTCTAACAACAGAGTTCATCAGTTTCCATATAACAGTGGAGACTTTCAAGAATACTTTGCTGATAGTTTACAACCAAATTTACATGATGGGGATGTAATCTTATTCCCACCATATTTGAAGCATTGCGTTGACTTGACAACCAGTGCTAATATGAGATTGACATTTTCTTTCAATTTACTTTTACATAATGAGCAAAGAGTTCCTTTGGGTTGAGAAGTATCGACCTAACAAAGTCAAAGATTGTATCCTACCAGATACAACACGTAATGTCTTCCAAGGTTTTGTTGAACAAGGAGAACTACCTAACTTGCTATTGAGTGGCACAGCAGGAGTGGGTAAGACCACTATTGCTAAGGCAATGTGCGAAGAGATAGGAGCATCATACATTGTCATCAATGGATCTGACGAAGGTCGTTTTCTGGACACAGTTAGAAATCGTGTAAGACAGTTTGCTACAACTGTATCATTGACATCAGGTGCATCACATAAAGTTGTTATCATTGACGAAGCAGATAACACTACTAATGATGTACAACTGTCATTGAGAAGTGCAGTAGAAGAGTTTCATAGTAATTGTAGATTTATATTCACATGTAATTTTATCAATAAGATTATTGAACCATTACATTCTAGATGTACAGTTGTTGACTTTAGAATTAAACCTGAGCAATCAGTTCAATTGCAAGGTAAATTTTTTGATAGATTGAGAGGGATTCTTAAAGATGAGAAAGTTACGTTTGAAGACAAAGTTCTGGCTAAACTTATTAAGCGGTATTATCCTGATTGGCGCAGGCTTATCAATGAGTGTCAACGCTATTCTGCTAATGGAGCCATTGATGCAGCTATTCTCGTGGATATTGCTGATGTCAATCTTGATAATCTTCTTTCGGCACTAGCAAAGAAAGAGTTTACTACAGTAAAGAATTGGGTAGTTCAACACATGGACAATGATCCTAGTTCTGTTATGAGAAAAATTTATGATAGTTTGTATGGTGTATTAAAACCTTCATCTATACCAGAGGCAGTTCTTATTATGGCAAAGTATATGAAAGACATTACTCTTGTTCCAGATCAAGAGATTAATTTGTTAGCATGTCTAACAGAAATCATGATGAGTTGTGAGTTTAAAAAATGATGATTCCACACCTTACTCTTGATCCCAATATTACATTTCCTATTTCAATTGCAGTTATCACAATACTGTTAGCAGGTTATGGAATATACAGAGGATTCTTTGCTAATCAAGATTTAGCAGATCCTTGGGATGATCACGATGACTAAGTTAATAGAAAAAGATGACCCTCGTTACTTTAATCAAACGAGTGATGCACCATATGATCGCCACCACTATAAGATAGTTTGTCAGAATAAATCTTTTGTGGTAGAATCTTGGGACGAGGTTCAAGAGTGGTGGTGGAATAATTGTCGTTCACCTTGGATTGAAGGAACAGTTATTCACGTTATTGATAAACCAAAGAAAAAATCAAAAGGATTTCAATAAATAAACTTATGAAAAAAATGTGGAGGAGCAACGAATGATTTTTTTATCAAACCCATCTGTTTATACTTTACCAGGTACATGGGAAGCACAACCAATGGTTCCAGTTGAATTAGTATTCAGTACAACAGTTGCCATCGCAACATTGGGTTTAGTTGCAGGTTTGATAGCAGGTATTTCAATTGTTAAGATAAGAAGAAAAAGAGCTTAGAAAAAACCT